GTTGTCGCCGCTGTCTGTCAGCGACTCAAAAGGGTAGGCGGTCTGGCCTGATTCGTATCGAATGCTTGGTGTGCCCATGATGTACTCCTATGGATTTGGTTTGGGTCAGGTTGGAAACTGTGTGCCGGGTTGACCCCGTGCGTGCTGATAAAGCAGCTCAAAATTGGCGGTTGCAACAATGAAGGAATCAGCTTGCAATTCGATGCTGCCGCCGGTGTAGGTGCAGCTTCTGCACAAGCCGGAAAAGTCCCCTCCCGTGTGCATGTCGGCGATCAGTTTTGCAAGGGCTGCATTGGCCTGTGTGCGCTGCGCTGCTGGGTTGTTGACATCACCAGAAGCGATGGCTTCAGCGCGGCCCACTGTGATGGGCATCGTGCATTCTGTGAGGTCGTAGCCGGTCGTAGCTGTGTCTGCACCGTCGATCACGACATTCACAGGCAGGGTGGTCTGTTCGTCAATATGCGTCTGGCTGTACTGTGCGCCCATAGCGGTACACACAGCAGCAATCAGGCGTTCGCGGATGCTGACGGTCATTCAGGTAGCCCCGCTTCTTCTTCAGCTGGAAACTGCTTCTTCAGCAGGGTGTTCATGGCTGCATTCATCTGTTTGATCAGCTCTTTTTCTGCGTCTGGAATGATGCGCTCGCGCACGCTTGAGAACACCTGAGACAAGCTCGGGCCATACAGTGCGTCGAGTTTTCCGGCTGCGTTGCGCTGCACAAGCAACAGGGCTTTACTGCCTTTGCCGACGATCACAAACGGCTTGCTTTTTCCTGCGTCGCCGCGCACTGGCTTGGTGGCACCACCTGGTTTCACTTGCACCATGAATGGTGGTGTGTCTCCGCCTTTTTGTCGGACAGCCGACAATGGCGGTTTGAACCATGCAACACCTTCGGCAGAAATGTTTGGGTCGGTGCTGAACTTCGTCAGGCGCAAACCGCGCGATGGCGTGCTGATCTTTGCAGTCAATTCGCCCTTGCGCGCGGCCTTGACTACAAGCCGCTCACTCACGTAAGACAGGGCCAATCGAACATCTTTGCGGATTTCCTTGCGGGCCACCAATCGCATGCGTCTTGCGGATTTGTTGACCGCGATACGGGTTGCGTCTGTGCTGTTTCCGCCCAGAAATTCGAACAGCTCTTTTGCCTCTTTGAGCTGCGCTTGATCAGGCTCGATGTTGTACGTCATCATCGCTGCACCGCCGTGCATTTGTGCTCGATGCTGGTGTCGCTCGTAAGCTGCGACTCCACTGCAAAGACGGTGCCGGTCGCAAGGGTGAACGTGTCACCCCGGCGCGGTGCGAGTGCAAGGTCTGAAGATCGCACGGAGAGAACTGCTGTGCGCTCTTGAATGGATATGGTCGTGCCGTACTGCGTGAGGTTGCGCTCCACCATGACAGTGACCGATTTGGTCACGGTGCCAGGTGGCTTTTGCGCGTACACAGCCGCCTCACCGAGACGGGCATACACCCGGTCTGCGGCTCGTGCGAATGCGCTCACAAGTGCGGTCACGGCCTAGGCTCAGGTTGCCACGGGCAGGGCGGAAACCAGTTTGATGCGTACTGTCGAACTGGGGTTTGCGGCGGCTGCAACTGCAATGCCTACCTGTTGCTGTCCGGCGCTTGTTTTGTTGACCACTTTGTTTGCGGAATCCCAAAACACACGGTCACCGACTGCAATAGCCAGTGCGGATGTCTTGGCAATCTCGAACACGCCTTCAACAGCAAACGAGGATGCAACGCCGTTTTTCGCGTCTGTCAGGGCGATGCCGAACAGCGCAGCGCCGAAAAGGTAGCCGGTGCCTGATGCAACGTCAGCGCCGGGTGCAAGGTTCAGCGTGTCGCCGTCTTGAATGTAGTTCTTTGCCATTTTGAGGCTCCTAAAATGTTGGGTGTTTGGTGGTTACGGGCAGGCGGTTAAACCTGCCCGTGTGTGGCTTACTGGCCTGCGTTGGTCACTGCGCCGCGATAGTCGATAGCGCCCACGCCGTAATCCAGACGGATTTTGTAGCGGATGCCGTCAACTTCAAAACCGCGTTCGGTTTCGATGTAGGGAGTGCTGTTGCCGTCCAAGAACACGACTTCCAGCACGGGCGCATCTGATGGGCTGGAGAAGCTGTAGCGGCGGGTGCCGGACAAACGGGGGCTGTCAACGATGGCGCTGTACAGGCCGCGCGCAATGTTCGACTTTTGCAGCTTGTTTGGCGTGTCTGGGTCGTACTGGTCGGTGTTGATGCTGCGGGCAGTGCCACCAAGGCCGATAGGCAGGAGCAACACGGCAGGACGCAAGTCCAAGAAGTCGTTGGCAGACACGTCCTTTTGCTGTGCCATCAAAACCCGGTCTGCGTCGATGGATGCGACGGAGATTGCAGCGCCAGTTCCGATGTTGCCGTGGGCAGCGTGGAACAGAGTATTTCCGTCTGCCATCGTTGGGCCAAGGCCCGAGTTCAGGGCCAGCAGCGCATACACATCAGCCTCCACCGAGCGGGCAGCGGCTTTGCCAAGCATGGATGCCAAACCGACAAACGCGCCCAGATCATCATTGATGATTGCCTGACGGCTCAGATTAATGATGTTGCCTTTGGTGCCAGCTGTGATGCCGGAACGCTCTGCGTCTGGGATGCTTTTGTTGGTGAACTCGCCCAACTCGTTCACGGTGTCCAAGTTGCCGAAGCTGCCCAGGCGGTAGCGTTTGTGTTCGCGGAAGTCACCCACGCTGCCGGTAGCACAGAACTGGTTCCAGGTCAAAGTGGCAGTGGCATAGCCTGCCTGCAACGCTTTGTGCATGGTGTTTTCGAGGATGATCGGGAAGTCGCTGCCGGACTGGGTGAAGCTGGCCTCAACAATCTTCGTCTGCATCATGCCGTCAGTCGACACACCAGCGCGGGCCAGAGAGGCTTTTGCGATGTCCAGCATCTTCGAGCCTGCGAAGGGGTTGCCTTGCAGTTCTTCGCGCTTCGCGGCCACAACACCAGCGCGGTGCAGGATGGCAGTCGTAGCGGCGGCGCGGATTTTGTCGGCTTCATCCGACACCGTGGTGATGCGGGGAGTGTGCGCGGCGGGCTTGCTCTGTGCGCCCACGGTGTCCAGCAGCTTTGCGCGGATCGTGTCCACGGTCAGGCCGGGGTCGGTCAGCACTTCGGTTTGCAATGCGGCCACGGCAGGCGTGTCAGCAAAAGGCGCAAACATCGCAACCACCTGGGCATTGTCTGCCTTGGTTCGGGCGAAAGGTGCGGGGGTGACGGGTGCAACCGCCTGAACTGGTTCGGCCATGTGTGGCTCCTTTTTTGGTGTGGCGGTTGCCACGGTTTGAAAAAAACGTGATGTGTCGAATGATTTGGCGAGGTGCGCCGATACGGCATTGGCTGGGCCTACGGTGTCAGCAAAACCAGCGGCCACGGCTTCAGCGGCGCTGTACCAGTGGTCTTTTCCATCGGTAAGAATCGCCATGATTTCTTCGGATGGCTTGCCGGATTTGCTGGCGTAGGCTCCGGCCATTGATTGGGCGTAACGATCCAGAATGTCGGCCTGTTCGCGCAACTCGCGGGCGTTGCCAGCGGTCATGCCCCACGGTGCATGGATCATCATTTGAGCGTTATCAGCCATCTCAATCGTGTCTGCTGCCATTGCGATGTATGACGCACACGACAAGGCAACGCCTTCAATCACGGCATGCACAGGGGCGCTGTGGCGCTTCAGGGCGTTGTAAATTGCAAGGCCATCAGTCACTGAGCCGCCGTAGGAATTGATGCGCAGCGTGATGTTGCTTGCTGACAGCTTGGACAGGTCTTTGACCATTTCGGCAGCTATCACGCCGTTTTCGTCCCAGCGGTCGCCGATGTTGCCGAGTACAAACACCTCTACCTCTGGTGCGCCGCTATCTGCGGATGCTGCCAGAGGTGTGATGCTGTACCACTTTTGCGCGGTTGGTTTTGTATCCATGCCGCAATTTTATGCAGTATTTCTGTGCAAAACCGCACTGGCTTTGCACTATTTGCGGCTTGATCTTGAGAGGATGAAATAGAACAATCGGCGGCTGATTTTGTGCTTTGCCAAAACCTCATCACGGTTGCTGCCCGTGAAGTCAGCCAGGATGTGCGCGTCCCTCAGTTTGCGCAGTTGCTCCGGCGTGGTGGTTGTGGTGTATTTGCCAGCAGCTATTTCAGGCAGTAGGCGATTAGCCAGTCTGTCTGCGTGCTCATGCACCGGCTTGGTTTCATCGTGTTCGTTTAGCGCGGCCTGAATGTCGTTGCGTAAACGCGCAACACACTCATGGTCTGAAATTACGTTACCAATCTGCATCGGCTTTTCCTGTGAATGGATTGACTTTAGTTGCTGCACTGACTTTTTGGCTCGATTTGGTCAGTGCGGGCGCTGCCGACTGTAACCGCTTCGCAACGGCGGCAAAGGCTTCATGCTCCGCTTTGCGTTCTTCCGGCGTGATCAGCTCGCTGTTGCCCATCAAGAGCGGAGCGGCCCATGCTGGCGGGGTTGCCCATGACAAGCGTCCCTTTGGCCCGTAGCCAAGCGATTCCAAAATTGCCAGAGAGTACACCCACAAGTCCAATGCCTCGTTGCGCGGTTTGATCTTGCGCCATTTCCCGTTAGGGTCGCGCACCTCGGCCCGCAACTCATCAAAATAGGTGTCTGGCAGCCAGCGTGGGACGTGGAAATAACCCGGCCCGGGTGTCTTGCGGCGCAAGGATGCGGCCACCAGGTCTTTGAAATAGTTGGTGTTCAAAATCCATACAGGCATGTCTTTCATTGCTTTGCCGTTGTTCAGCTTCGCGGCACCTTTGAACATGGGGCGCTCGTCCTGGTGGCTACCACCTTTGAGCAACATGACCCGGCTGGATAGGCCCACCCTGCGCAGACTGCGGAGCCATGCGTATGCGTTGTGCGTTACGCCGTCTTCACCGCCCGTGTCCACCCCGGTGCGCAGCACGCGAAGCTCTTTTCCGCTGGTGGTTTTGTAGGTCGCCAGCACAAGCCGCTTTGTCAGTAGCTCCCAATCCTCCGGGTAGCCAGCCGGGTCAACCTTGGCCGTTACGCCATCACGCTCTGTTGCCCAGATCGCGAAGCGGTCAACCAGCCAGGATTTAGCATCCTCACCAAATGCCCGCACCTCACAAACAAACCGGCCATTGGCCCCGCCTTGAACGTCAGCAGTGGCAATAAGAAAGCGGGCCTCATCGGGCACCATGTACCGCTCCAAATCCTCCACGCGGTCTTGTGCGCTGCTGTCTTTGTCGGCTATCAGGTGGCGGGGCAGGTACGGTGCGCCCTGGTCTGTGTTGATTGTGGCTTTCAGCGACAAGTCAGAGCCAGACAAAGCCAGCTCGCGCAGCCCTTGGAGGTAGCGCAGAATCAGGCTGTCCCACTTTTGGTACGTCGCGGCCACGCCACCGAGCCAATACCCTGCAATGCTGGATCGTGGCGAGTCACCAGACACAACACCGTCACGGTCAACGGTTTGGCCGTCTGCCACCCAGCGTGCGGTTTCAATCCTGTTGAGGTGTGGCTTGTGCTTTTGCTCGATTGTGCTGCCACAGTGAGGGCACACAACTTCAGCGTGGTGGTCTGCCATTGATACAAGATTGGCCCTGCGCACCTCATCCATCAGCTCATTCTCTGGTGGCAGCGTTGAGAACAGCTTGAGCCCCGGAGCGGCCTCGAAATACTCGTGACAGTCTGGGCATTGCCAGTACCAGCGCCTGCGGTCTGAGCGGTTGTAGATGCCGATGATTCCGGTGGCAGGTGGTGCCTCGTGTGGTGTCTCAGGCTCCCAGTATGGGTCGGTGTACTCACGTCCTGGGCTTGATTCAACCATGCACATGCCACGCGATAGAAACGTGGTCGTGCGCTTCAGGCCCAGGGCATAGGCTGGGCCTTCACCATCGATGTTGTCCGGCATGCGGTCATAGTCGGTCAGGGCCACATAGCGGTAATCAGAGCTGGATAGCTGGGTTGCTGACGGCCATCCGATCTTGACCCACATGCCATGCCGGAAAACTTTGTCGTGGGTGTTGTCATCGTTTGAGCGCGGTGACAGCAACTCGGCCAGCGCCGGGCTGTGACGGATGGCCCGATCCACGCGGGTTTTGCTGTACTCGCGGGCCTTTTCTTGCGTCATCTGGACAATGAGCATGTCGCCAGGGTCACACGTTACAGCGTAGGCTAACCACCCGTCCAGGAGGCCGAGCGTGTTGTGCGTTGGCACCATGCCTAGGCCAGCCAGGAACAAGTGCGAATCATTGTCCACGCGAATGCAGCGCACGGGCCGGGTTCTAACTTTCGCAATCAATGTGATTTCACGAAACCCCGTCAGCAGTGCAAAGTCTGAATTCAAAACTTCAGCGAACTTTTCACCCAATGGCTTTGAGTTGCAAACCCTGAATTGGCTACCGCGATTGATAACGCTCAAAACTTGAACTGTTGACAGAACAACATAAACCCATTTGTTTTCTGCCGTGTTGTAGAAGTCGCCACCCCACAGGTGTTCACTGTCTGCAACGATGGTCGATCCATCGCTGAATGCCACTTCGTAGCATGGCAGGCCGTGTTTGACATCGTGCGCAGCCAGTACAGCAGTTGGAAGGCCATCTGGGCCAAAGACGGTATCACCGGCCACCAGTTCGCCCATCGTTGTCCAGCCTGTAGGCGTTGGAATAGGTGTGGCAACGTCCAAGCATTTTCCAGTACGGGCCGGGCCAACAAAGCACACCGATTCATGCTGCCGACTCGCAAGCATGTTCATCGGCTCAATCATGTACGGGGTTTCTGTTGCTGACCAAAAACCGGAGTATCCGCCGGGTTGTTGGATTTTCAGCGACTCCGCAGCGCCTTGTGCCACGCTTACCCGCCTCGGGGGGCGATATGCCTCCGAGCCTTTGGATAGCGCCGCCTTGGCATCATCAAAATTCATGCAACCTCGCCTCTAGGTCAAGTGTCAGAGCGTCTACGTAATCCTGCACAAACTGCACTTGCGACACGTCCAATCCGCAGCGGCGCTCCAGATCGTCTGGCAGGTTGCGCAGTGACTGGGCCAGGAAAGAGTGCAGGCGGGAAGCCGCCATTTCAACGTGCGCCCTTTCCAGCAACTGCCCGCCTCGCTGCTTGAACTCCAGCTCCGCGATGTTTGCTTTGAAAATCTCGTGCTTTGCCTTTGCCTTGGCCAGCATGATGTAAGGGTCACCTGGTGCGTTAAGCTCCGTCTTCTTTTTTCTCCCTGACCCCGGACGTGCGCCGCCGTACTGGCCGGGGATTGGAATGGCTGGCTCTGTCATGCGTCAAGTTCTGCCGCCAGCCACGGGTGCGTGCCGCCTTCTTTTTTTTCCGGCCCAGCGATCATCAGCAGGTCGGGCCGGAACGCTGGCGGGCGGTCAATTGACGGCTCCCAGGTAGCCAGCGCCTCGGTGGAAATCTTCGAGACGTCGATGGTCGCCACCTGGATCGGTGCGCCATCCTTGCCGGTGATCTCGTGGGCCTGCACTTCCTTCCAGCGCATCTGGGTCTTGGACCACCAGATGGCTGCCGTGGTGTCGCCTGCCATAACCTTCTGGAATAGGGTTTTCCCTACCTGCCCGTTGGCCTTGGCCTTGCCCGAGATAAGTTCCTGGGCAAAGTGCTTGCGCAGGGTGTCGGCGTCGATGCCGTCGCGCACCAGGACTGCGATCTGCTCGATGGGCAGGCCGTAGCCGGACAGGGCTTCGACCTGTTTGCGCTCGGAATCGGTGGGTACAAAAGCCGGTCGGCCAGCGCCTGGCATGGCACCTCCAGTGCCTGGCCGAGCACCGCCGTGCTTTTTGGGAGCCGATTTTTCTTCAACCTTGGGTTTCTTCGTTGCCATTTTTAACCTCCGCGAAAGGTTTTCCAGTTTCTGCGTGTGTTGCCTGCTTGCCGGTGAACTCCTGCCAGCGCTTGACGATGACGTCGCAATACTTGGGGTCCAGCTCCATCAATCTGGACTTACGGTGTGTTTTCTCGCAGGCAATCATTGTGCTTCCGCTTCCTCCAAACAGGTCGAGGACGATCCAGCCATCCATGCTTGACCATTCCACCATGCGTTGCACCAGTCCGACCGGCTTCATTGTCGGGTGTAAGTCGCTCTTGGTTGGCCGATCGTGACGGATAACGGTGGTTGGCATTTGCTCTTTGATCTGCT